TAGGTCTATTAGGTCTATTAGAGGGGGTGGTGTTTGAACAACGACGGTCGGTCGGTCTGCGAGTCGGACGGGAGGTCTGTGGGGTGGCTGGGGTGTGTGCAGGTGGAGGTTTGACGGCTAGGGCGAAGTGGGGTCGTACGGTCCCTTGAATCTCTGGCGATTTACCGCGGACCCAACGGATTTTCGTCGGTTTGTCTGGGAAGGCAGTACAAAACTACTGCGGGCGTAGGAAGTGGGTGGGAAACGTGGGGCGTCCCGGGTAATTTCGGCTGTGGTCGGTCGTCTGTCCGCCGGTCGTCGGTTGGTGGCTATGTGGAAGTCGGTGGTCGTAGTGGTTACGGAAAGCACGGTCGCAAGGTGTCGTGAAGCTATGCGTTCGTCGCACGGGAATTCCTATGGGGATTTACCGCGGACGCACCGGGTTCTCGTTGGGTTTCTGTGGGAGGCAACATAAAACTACTGGGGTCCATAGAACCGTACGGAAAACGTGGGGCGTCCGGGAAAGTTGTCGTCTGTCCGGACGCACCAGGGATTCCGGGTGGACACGCGGTCTCCCAAGGGGAAACCGATGGGAAGGTCGGAAAGTGGGTGGAAGACCGTGTGCGTCCGGGAAGGTCAGACGTCCAACGGTGGGATGGACTTGGTCTCGCGCTCCACCAAAGGTGCCACGGACTTCCACCACTCCGTGTCGGGTCGGAGGCAGCCACCGTAGTGGACGACGGTCGTCGTGGTGACCTGACGAACGCCACGCATCTCCACGCACATATGGCGGGCTCGGCTCACCGCTAGTGCTCCCTTGGCGCTCACCGGTGGTGCGAGGAGAGTGGTTACGACCTGCTCCGTCAGGCGTTCCTGGAGCTGCAGCCGTCTGGCGAAGGTGTGCACGATGCGGTTCAGTTTGCTGAGCCCCAGGACGTGGTCGGATGGGACATACGCTATCGTCATCGTCCCGAAGAAGGGTAGGAGGTGGTGTTCGCAGAGGGAGTAGAACGGGACGTTGACGATGACCACCTCCCCATTCCCGTGGTCGGTGTCGTCGTCTGGGAAGAGTTTGAGGTGGTCCGTGACGTCCTGGCGGTAGCCCTCTAGGCAGTCGTAGAGGGCCTTGACGAACCGGTTTGGTGTGTTGGCTCGGACCTCGTCGTCCACCGGTAGCGTGGCGAGGAAGGTGCGGATGGTGTCCGCTAGTGCGACCAGCTCCTCAGGTAGTCCATCTAGTTCGTAGGGGTTCCGTGTCGTCATCGTCGTCTCCTGTGGGTGGACCAGGCGGTAGGTGGTACCACCTGGTCCGGGTGTGTTACTCCACCAGCGTGCATTCTATGGGTGCCCCTATCGTCACCGCAACCAACAGGTCGTGTGGGGTAGTAAAGTGGGTGGACGCGAACGTGGATGGACCACCGGTGTGTAGGACGGTGAAGACGACGCGGCCATCTCGTTGCTCCGCCACCAACTCGTAGGGCCCGTTGATGATGCGGACCTGTTCGTGCGTCTGACCAATCTCCGGATTGGGTTTGACGATGAGTTTGATGGGAGTCATAGGTGTGTCACCTCCTTGTTAGGTTTTGGGTTTAGGTCAAAGGCGAGCCACCACTCCGTGAACGTCTTACCACCAAGCGTGCGTTCCTTGGTAGCGACAATCCACAGTGGTGGTACGTGCCGAGAGAGGTCCTGGAAGAGGTCGTATGGTGCTGGCCACGCATCCGACCGGGTGGAGATGATGAAGACGGATGCTCCACGCTCGGCACAATACGACATCCACCGGAGGAGCTTCTGGGTGGGGTAGGCTGAACCATACGGCCACCACAACGGTTCCCTCCTGACACCAGAGATGAGGTACCCGATGTGGAATAGGAACGCGTAGGTCTCCGGTGGTTTCTCTGGGATGGGCCAGATTGGGTCTGCCCACACGACCGCACCAGGTTCTATGGGGATGTCCCAGTGGGGTTGGGAGAGGTCGGTCTCGGTCACCGTGACTTTCGCCTTGGGTTTGCTGGCTGCACGAACGGCTCGGTGGAGTCGTCTGAGGAGGTACGTGTACGCAAGGGTTGGTGTGATATCCTTCAATTTGACCCCACCATCTGCCGTAGTGGAGCTCCACCCATAGGTTCTGAAGCTGCAGCTGGTGAGGAACGCACCGACGATGGCTCTTGCGACGTCCGTCTCCTGACAGAGGATACCGTCCAGGTACGCCTTCGTCTCATCCGGTAACGGCAACTTGTCCTCCTGACAGACGCGACCGTAGACGGGTACGACGTTATCTGGGTACAAGCGGTGGGTGATAGCGTCGTACTCCTTCGGTAGAGTTGGGTCGCAGAACACCATTCGGTGGTGACTGGTGACGAGTGGGTTCCAGTCGTTGATGGTGCACGGGATGCCCTTCTTCACCGCAACGGTAGCTGGAACCCGACCACTGCCGCAGGTTAGGTCCACAAAGTACGGTGACGACTCAATCAACGACCGCATAGGTTGGGGTAGGTTGTCCCACCACTGGACTCCCCAATACGGTAGGGTGTAGAACCACATCTCGCTTGGGGCGTTGGGGACTTTGGTCACCATAGAACCACCTTCCCATCAGATAGGCGTTCGTATCTGTGGGTGACTGACTGGTCGTTGACGATGGCGACGCACAGGTTATTGACCTGGTCTACCATCACCAGGTACTGGAACGACTTGCCGTAGCGTTCGCGTAGGACACGACCGAGTGGTTCCCTTGGGTCCCACTCTGGTGTCACCGGTACCAATCGGTATTGGTTGCTGAACGTCATCGTTCGTCCTCCGTCTAGAGTTTGAAACACGCGAACTCGTCCGTAAGCGTGCTCTTAGAGAACGTGGACCGTACGGGTGTTTTGTCCCTCCACAGGAGTTCGTAGTGTTGTTGGATGAGGTTGAAGACGGTCTCCACTGGAGGGTAGTTGGTGGATTGTGTGGAGACAACGAAGAACTTCGCGCCCAACGACTTGGCGTTGTGCATCCACTTGAGGATGTCTCCGACAATCTCCTCTGCTGGTAGTTTGCGAGTCCAGAACCTGGTCGTTGGTGACGGTTGTAGTTGGTGTGTGATGTAACCAAGGTGCGTGAGGAACTCGTACGGGTTCTTTGAGCCAGCTGAACTGTTCGCTTCGTTCCACGGCCAGGCTGGGTCTGTGTAGACGACCGTGTTCTCTGGGAACGGTGGCCACGTGGTTGGGTCCCAGGTGAACAGGTCCGTGTTGTGGACGCGACAGAGATGTGGTTTGGTGTGTACACCGTACTGGTACAGGATGTTGATTCTCTGGATGACCCACGCTCGAATGGTGGCTGGTGGAATGGTTGACACGAGCGCTTTTTCTGTTGTCGTCTTCGCCCACCCATACCCTCTATAGCTACAGTGAGTAAGGAGTGAAGCGGCTACTGCTGCTCGTAAGATGAAGGTCGGTAGTGGTCCTTCGCGTGTCGTAAGACCGTCTAGGTACTGTTTGGTTTCTGTGGGTAGCAGGAGTTGCTGGTCTTGTGTGATAAGACCGTCTACCGGTTGCACCTTCAGCGGGTCAGTTGCCTCTGTCGCCAACTCCAACCACTCTGACCACGGTTTGGAAGTCCACGGGAACGTGAAGACCGAACGGTGGTACGACACCACATACGGGTTCCGGTCGTTGATTACTACGGGTACTCCCAGCTCCGTGTGGACGTGGTACGGGTACCGGCCACCGCCGGCTGTTAGGTCTGCGTACGCTCCTTGCTCTGCTATCAGGTCCATCAGGCGTCGTGGATAGGTCTCCACGAGTTGCGTTCCCCAGTAGGGTGCGGTGTACGACCGCTTCGGTTTTGGATTGCTCATCATCAGACACCTCGCTTTGGTCCAAAGGTTAGGACGTGCCACTGTGGTAGCACGCGAACGTCCGACCAGATATCGTCGTGGTCGGCACAGATGGTCTCCCACAACCACCTACCACGGTCTAGGATGGATTGGACCGCTTCTGGTGTTTGGTCGGTCCCCACTTGAATCGTTTTGGACGAGAGGTAGGCATCCAGTTTGTGGTCTCTCAGGAAGTACAGTAGGGACTTCGTCCACTCTAGGTCCACCTCATCCATCACCACGACCTTCAGGTGGTGTGGGATGTCGTTGGGTACGGACTTGACCCAGGTCTCCGCAGATTCGTGGTCGTAGACCATTTGGGATGACGGTGGTTTGGGTGACCACACTACTATATCCGGTTCACCCAGGAGCCAGAACCACTTCGGTGCCTTTGGTGGGTCCCCTTGCGTCTCTATGCAGATACGCCACCAATCACCGTGGAGGTGTACGATGAGGTCCGTGAGGTTATGGATACAGGGGTTCCCACCACTGAAGGTCACCCACGGTACGAACGCTCTATACGGTTGAATGGTCTTCGCAATCTGCTCTGGTGTCATCCACGTCGCATTCGCTTTGACCTCCTCTGGTAAGACCGCATAGAGCGTATCGCACCAGGAGCATCGGTAATTGCATCCACCGAACCGCACGAACATCGTTCGGTATCCGATGAGCGGTCCTTCTCCCTGCAGGGTGGGACCGAAGATTTCTATGATAGGTAGCGGTCTACTCATCTTCGTCCTCCCATATGGCCTCGGCATACGAATCTGGGGATTCCCACACTCGGACTCTGGTGATGGGTAGGTCAAGGTCTCTACCTACTCGGACTAGGACTGCTGCGATGTTCTCCACGGTGGTCTCCACACCGGTATTGAATGGCCACAGGTCGTTCAGGACTCTATGGTCCCAATTGGACTCGCACCAGTCCTTTAGCTTCCGTAGGTCTGCGAAGTCTACGACCCATCCCTCTTCGGTGAGGGTCTTCGTCTCGGCGACAACCTCCACGACGTAATTGTGGCCGTGGAGCCTGGCGCACTTATGGCCAGGTGGTACCTTCGTCAGCTGGTGACCAGCTGCAAAGTGGAACCGTTTGCATACCCGATAGGTCATTTGGTTCCTCCTACGCTATATATTATAATATACTCTCCTGGGTAGAATCAAGGGGTAGCCCGGAATTTCGGTGGAATTTCAGTGGAATTTCTGGGATTTTCAGGTGGATTTCACGGAAAACCCTTGATTTTTCTATGGGTGATACATTATAATATATAGCAGTATGCACACACACATACAGATGGAGGACCAGTATGATAGTGCGAGCTGACTTTTCGGAGCTGTCACCTCAGGTGGCACCAGGCGAGTATCGTGCGGTGATTCGGTCGGTGGAACAGCGTGTGAGTCAAGCTGGCCGACCGTACCTCGAGTGGAGTATCGCTGTGCAGTACAACGGGCGTGAGGTTCCCATTCGTCACGGGACGCCGTTGTCTGGTGGCGCTGTGTGGAGACTTGCGCAGTTGCTGAACGCAGTTGGTATCAACGTGCAAGGTGGCCTTGTGGACTTTGACACCTCTCACGTGCTAGGGCGTGAAGTAGTGGTCACGATAGAGCATCGTGAGTGGGATGGCCAGATGCGACCGGAGATAGTTCGGGTTGCACCAGTTAGTGGAGCTACGCCAAGTGCACCGGTTGCGGGTCAGGCTCCACCACCACCTACGCCAGGTCAGTCGCCGGTTGTGACCGTTGGTGGTGAAGTCGACGTGTTCTCTGAAGGTGGATAGTATGAAGTTCCAACGCGTGCTCGGAGTTGGACCAGCTCGGACGGAGTACGCCGTGGTTGGGGAGGCACCAGGTCCGGAGGAGGCCTCGGTAGGGATGCCGTTTGTGGGCCCCTCCGGACGGTACCTCCGGGACGTTCTCCGTCGCTATCGGTCGGAGGAGGATACCTATATTACAAACGTCGTTCTGGAGCCGTATCTACCCGGTACTCCTCCTTCGGCGGAGGTTGTGAAAGCGAATGTTCCCAGACTTCTATCGGAGTTGCAGGAACGTGACGTCCGGTACGTTCTAGCGCTTGGGCATACTGCGGCTACCGCGTTTGGGTTGCGTGGTGCAGTCCAGGACCTTCGTGGTCGGTGGCATCGTTGTCAGGGGTTCTGGGTGCTGCCCACGTACCACCCCAGTGCAATCATTCGGTCGGATAGGTGGCACGCCGTCTTTGATTTGGACGTACGGAAGTGGTCCACCCAACGCCCGGAGGAACGTCTGACGTTCCAGGTGGACGAGACCGGTGCACCTGTGGTGGACCACATCGTTGTCACCGACGTACAACAGCTAGGGGAACTCCACCAGTTGGGCGAGGTGGTTTCGTTTGACATAGAGACCGCAGACGTACCGATTACCGCGGAGATGATACTGTGTGGGTTCTCTGACGGTAGTCGTACGGTCATCGTACCGCGGGAGTTCACTCAGGACGCGGAGTTCTACGGCTTTCTAGGTAGTGGTCGTCGGTTTGTTGCGCATAATGCGTCCTTTGAGATGTTACGGTGGTGGTTCTGGTGGGGAGACAAGGTGGTGTGTCCGGAGATGGACTGCACTTTGCTAATGGCGTACACTCTGGACTCCGACCAGTCTATGGGAGGTGGGTTGGAGGCGTTGTGTGGGTACTTCTGGGATGTGAGTTGGAAGCACCTTATTCAGAAGGAGTGGCGTAAGTCGTTCTCGTTGGTACCACCGGATATCTTGGCGAGGTACAACGCTATAGACTGTGTGATGACCTATAGGTTGTATGAGGAGTTGCGCAAGTGGATGGACAAAGAGGATACGTGGCGGTTGTACCGCTTCCTGCGGGAGGCGAATTGGTATCTGGCTCAGGCCAGTTACCGTGGTCTGACCGTGGATTGGGGTGTCGTTCGTGACGAGGTTAGTAGGTGGAATGCGGAGCTCACGAACGAGGTGTTGCCGTCGTTGAGCGTGAACCCATTCTCCCCACAGGCTCTGATGAAGATGTTGAAGGAGTGGGGAGTCAAGTTGGACCCAGAGACACCAACCGGTCGGGAGGCGTTGAAACGGTACCTGGAGCGTGAGAATCTCAGTCAGGAACAACGTCGGGTGCTCGAGTTGGTGGTACGTGCTAGGCGGTTGAAGCAGTTGGTGAACGTCGTGTCCGATTGGGAGAAGTGGGCTGGCCCGGATGGTGCGCTTCATCCAGTCTACAAACTACACGGGACGGTGACCGGTCGGGTGTCCACAGAGAGACCCACCGTTCAGAACATACCGTCCGTTGAAGCTGCAGATGAGGACCAGTTGGTGTTACGGAAGGCGATTCGTGCTAGGGATGGGTACCGGTTTCTGGAGGTGGACTACAGTCAGTTGGAGTTGGTGGTCGCTGCTGTGCTGTACGAGGAACCGATGTTACAGGAGTGGATACGACGTGGGGAGGACCTACATACTCTCGCGACACAACAGATTATGGGTGTTCAGAATGTGACACCAGACCTCCGAAGGGAGGCCAAGATGATTGTGTTCGGGTTTCTCTACGGGCGGTCTATTGATAGTATTGCTCGGGAGATTGGGAGGTCGTATGATGAGACCGCTCAGTTGGTACAGCGGTTCTTCTCCAAGTTCCCCAAGCTCAAGGAGTGGGAGAACCGGTTGATTGAGGTCGTACGTTCCGGTGGTGAGATTCGTACCGTGTTTGGTAGACGTAGGAGGTTCCAACACGGGAACTCCCACGCTGGTAAGTTCGTCAACTTCCCAGTACAGTCTACGGCGAGTGATGTGACCCTGATGGCCCTCATTCGGGTCAAGAAGAAGTTCCCTCAGGTCCACCCACTAGTATTCGTACACGATAGCGTGCTCTACGAGGTACCGGAGGAGGACTGGGAAGAGGTCGTCCCAGGTATCCTCTTGGAGATGGTCGAGAAGGGGTTTGGTGCTTGTCCTCTGCGGGTGAAAGCGAAGCAGGGGTACCGTTGGGATTTGTTAGTAGAGTTCGCTGTAGCGGGTACTGGTGAGGGTGTTCAGTATCTGTCTGGTGAACTGAAGAAGACGGAAGTTGTTTCTCCTTCACCCGAGGAGGGTTGGTTGCCGGAACCAGATATAGATGCTGGGCTTCGGAATCTGCCTCTGTATGAGGAGGACGACGAATGATGGAGTTGGAGAAGGTTTGGTTTTGGGTTGTGGAAGGTAGGGTGCCACCCCACTGGTTCCCTAAGCTCTGGTATGCTGCTGGTGGGAATAGGCCGGCTAGGTGGTACCCATCGCCTTCGGACAGTGAACTGTCACCCAAGCTACGAAAACTACTCGTTCGCCTTGCGAATGGAGTGGTGTTGGATTCGGAGATTGCAGACGCGTACAACGCGGCTTACGCACTACGCAAACACGGTGTACCCATTAGGCGCATAGCTGGTGGGTACGAGATTCCAAGTGATGGAGGAGATGCAGAATGAGGGTCATTCGGTGGGTCGTACGGTACGTCGTACACACGTTTAGGTTGTATCGCTGGACTTGGATGCTCCTACGCGACGCGTACCCAATCGTGAAAGAGGTTATGTTGTACGGAACGCGTAAGTACGGTTGGGGTGACGCGTGGTTGTATGAACCCGTGGAGTCTCACTTGCGACACGCAAGTAGACACATCCAGGAGTTCCTACAGGACCGGGACAACGTGCGGCACCTGCACCACGCAGTCGTTCGGGTGTTGATGGCCGTCGTGGTCTTCATCGGGAGGCACCAGCAGTGATAGACGTGTACGCTATCGGTGGACCTGGGTTGGCGTGGAGTCTGGGGAGCAAGTGGAGGCACTGGATGGTGATTCTCCCAGACTCCGACGACCTCCTGGGTCAGTGGGTTGCGTGGAGACGGGCGTTCCCAGATGCGTACGTCATACTGGACCCACCCATCTGGGAGAGGAAGACGTGGTCGGTACTTCGTTGGAAGCGTGCCGTTGAGTTACTGAACCCCAACGGTGTGGTCGTACCGGATGGTATTCGTGATGGTGTTCCGTTCGTGATGTGGGACCTTCTGGAGTACCTACTGGAACGACCGTGGATTGAACTCTACCTACCACTTCATATGGAGTTGGTGCAGGAGTACCAACGGCTACCTGAGGATACCCTTGCCTCAATCGTTGGAGGTATACCACTCCCAGGGTTAGGTGGTAGGGATGCGACTGTACGTGAGTGGCAGGAAGCGTTACCAGAGGTTGGTCGGTATCACCAGCTTGGGATGCCACGGTCTGGAGAGGTGTTGGTTGGTGTCCAGTCCGTGGATACAGCCAAACCTGTGACCGCAGCCATCTGGGGTATGACCTGGTCGGAGTATGTAGCTGCGGAGGTGAAACCGAAGCGACCACCGTTCCTGTTTGAGTGGATACCAGCGACACCGTTGGAGCAGCAGTTGGTGTTACGGAACCTTCACGATGCGCAACGCTATGCGGAGGATGCGAGTAAGGCTCGTCCCAGGCGCGGTAGGCCCCCATCTCGCGTGGCACAACGCAAGTAGGATGTGGACGGTGACCGTGCCGTGGAATTGGACGGTTGAGGAGGTCGTTCAGTTGTTCACGTCGGAGGCGTTGAGGGAATGCGAGCCGATAAGTTCGTTGGAGCATCGGTATCGGAAGAAGCGGACGGTGTCACCCGAACGATACCGGCGCTGGAAGAAGGAAGGTGGTGTGGACCTGCCGTGGTCCATCGCGGACATACGAGTTCGTCTGATGATTACGGACGACGAACGTGAGGAGGTGAAACCGAATGTGGTTCTTTAGGATGACCGTTGGAGGCGTTCGAGACGCACTGAACGCTAGTGCGACGATACTGTTGGTGGTCTCTCTACTCAGTATCGCCACCCTGCTAGCGTTCCCACTCCCATCGGAGGTGGTCTTCGGTGGTTTGATAGTGAACTTCCTGTATCTCTCACTATGTGTATGGGCGTTCTTCCTGGTGCACGAGATACGTACGGGTGTCTTTCGTGTGGATTCCATTCGCGGGGTGTTCGTGTTGTTCACCCTCGTGTTCACACTACAGATTGTTGGTTGGGTCTGGTGGGTCCTACAAGCCGGTCCTGACCCACGGAAGGCGATACCGGGTATTTTCGCTGCTGCGGCGATGGTGCTTGCCACAATACGAGTACTCTACTACGCAATAGACTTGTCCTACGTGGAGGAAGGTGAATGAATGTTAGCCCAGAGGAGATTGTATTCACTGGACGACAGTGGGGTGATTGGCAGGAGTGCTACTGCCCACTCCACCACGACACGACACCAAGTGCTGGGTACAACGCCAAGCTTGGTGTCCTCCACTGTTTCGTCTGTGGGTGGCATCCCGTCGTGGAGGAGCAACCCCATCGGGAGGAATCTGACCAAAGTGAGTATGTCTCGGAGGTCGAACGAAGGTGGTCTTCGCTTCCACGAGCGGCTGATTGGTCGGACGCACCCATCCTCCGGTGGTACTTGGTGGAACGCGGAATACGACCGGAGATGTTCTCGCTCGTTGGAGCGAGGCTCAGCTCGAATGGGACAACTGTCTACATCCCGGCGTTCAAGGGGAACGTGTTGCAGTCGGTACGTGTACGGTCGGAACGTGGACGGTGGATGTTTGGGTCACCCGTACCGTTTGTGGTCAGGTCAAGTGAGCAGGACGTCCGGACGATTGTCTGTGAGGGTGAAACAGACGCGCTTGCGTTGGCACAGCAACCGCTACCAGATGGAACACGCGTCGTTGGTACACCTGGGACGATGTGGAAGCGGGAGTGGTCGTATGTGCTCACCAACGAGGTCCTCATATTGCCACAGGCGGATGAACCGAGTCGGTCGTGGGCGGAGAAGATTCGTCAGCAGTGCCCACACGCACGTATCCTGTGGATTCCGTGTAGTGGGTTGTTCAAGGACTGGGCGGAGTTGCTACACCGTTGGGATGCTGGTCCAGCGGAGTTGTGGCAGCTACTATACGATAAACCACTACCGACCTATGCCGAGTTATCTTGGATTAGAGCTATGCAAGTGGGACAACCGTTGATACCGGATGTGATGTTTCGTGGCGAGAGGTGGCTTTTTCTGGGAACACCAAAGTCCTTCAAGACCACCCTCGTCCTCCGAACGCTCTCGCAGGGGATGAATAGGCAACCGATATGGGGCGTGCCTGGTCTATACGCTCAGTGGAATGTGGTTGCCTGCGTTCTCCGTGAGGGCGGTTTTCACACGTGGTTGCGTGCTATTGACCCCAACCAATCTAGTGGGTGGCACTTCTGGTTGGGTCCCCTTTCTCTTGACGACCCGGCATCCCTAGAGGGTTTCGCTAAGTGGTTGACCACAATACGACCGGATGTGGTCGTCTTGGACCCGTGGTCCAAGTTCTTGAGTGGTGACGAGAACGAAGCGTCCACGCATCGTAGAGCACTAGATGCGGTTGACCGTCTTCGTGCACTCGTACCGTATGCGACGTGGTGGATTGTACACCACACACACAAAGGTGTAACTCAAACACCATCGGAGGTAAGTAATGTGTATCTGTTGTCTCGTGGACACTCTACTCTCCCAGCGGAGGTGGATGGCGTGGTTCTCATCCGTCGTATGGACGAGAACGCGGAGACGGTCGTACCGCGTGTCCAGGTCGTGATGGATGGCCGGTCGTATTCGTGGGCGATACGGGAGTTCCTACTGGAACGCTACGGTACGGACTTCGTGTGGGTCGGAGGTGTTGGTCGTGAGTAGGAAGTTGCGGGAGACCCAGTTGCAGTGGCGACTGTGTGACCAGCTTCAGGGTCGTGGGTGTTTGGTGTACGCATCACTCATACAACGCCACGCCGTGTGGAGTGCACCAGTGATGCGTGGGTTCCCCGACGTGGTTGTAGTGTGTGGTGATACTTTGGCACTAGTGGAGGTGAAACGCCGTGGTGGTAAGGTGTCATCAGACCAGGAACGGTGGCTATCTGCACTAGCTGGTGTCACCAAGGTTCGTAGTGGTGTGGTGGTTGGTGATACCGTGGAAGTTCTGTTGGAACAGTTTGACCGCTTGGTCGGTCAAAAGACAGACGAAGGAGGAACAGATGATGATTGTTAGCGTGATGGTCTATGGACCGCCAGGGGCAGGTAAGACACACTTCATCGGACAGGTCTGTCGTAAGTTCGGTAGCGCCCTCGTGATAGATGTGGAGGGTGGTACGTTGCCGGTGCATCGTGTTTGTCCCGGTGCCAAACGAGTACGAACACCTGCGGAGTTGACTGGTGAAGGCGTAGAAGTGATAACCCTGCCACAGTTCAGTGCCGTTCGCCAGGTTGTTCAGTACGTACGAGGTAGGTTCCGAGGACAGTACTATGTCGGTGTCATAGATTCGTTGACCGAGTTGTCGTATGCAGCAACACAATACGCACTCTCCGACCGGAGGGAGGTTGGGTTCCGGTCGGATGAACGTCCAGGTCTACAGGACTACCTAGACGCACTGAATGCGTTGAGGGCGCTCATACGAGACTTTCGTGAAACGTTCCCAGTATCTGTTGTTACCTGTCTGGAGCAATACCGGGTGGAGGAGTTGCCACCGAACATTCTACCCGCTCTCACTGGTCGGTTGCAACACGAGGTACCCGCTCTGATGGATGAGGTCTGGCGACTCATCCGAGCTAGTGGTGGTCGTGTGGTACTTACGTGTACCTCTGGTTCAGCAATCGCGAAGTCCCGATTGGGGCTATCAAACATAGAGATACCAGAGCAAGCGTGGGACGGTGGAGACTTAGTGTATCGGGTGGCATCTGAGTACTACGAGCTACTCGGGTATGGTAAGACTTCCACGGCGAACGCTGTGGAGACACAAACACAACCTAATGAGGAGGTGCAGAATGAATAGTGTCCGCATACCGGAGTCCATCACACCAGTAGTATTGGTGTCTGGTGGACTGGATTCGCTTGCGTCGCTTGTGTGGACGTTGAACACGTACCCGAACCATCGGGTACACGCCCTGACTGTAGACTACGGCCAGACTCACGTAGTAGAGATTGAGTCGGCCAAGACCATCTGTGCGAAGTTGGGTATACCCCATCGGACGATTGCGCTACCGTACACGTCTCTCGTCAACCGCAACCTTGGGATACGGTCCGAGGTTGCACAGTGGGAGGACAAGACGTGGTCGACCTCGTTCGTTCCGTTCAGGAACATATTGTTGCTGACGCTTGGACTTGGGTACAGCTACTCGCTGTCTGAAGGTGGTGCCGCAGTAGCGTTTGGTGGACACAGAGATGACCACTTTGCGTTCCCAGACTGTAGACCAGCGTTTCTCACCCACTTGGAGGCCACCTTCAGAATCTCTCTCGGTGGTAATATGGAGGTCCACGTGCTCGCACCATTCGTGTTGGTCGAGAAGGCTGGCGCCATTCACTACCTGGCCTCCGTGGATGCGTTGGACCTCGCGAAGTATACTCACACGTGCTACCGCGGCTTGCGTGACCCAGAGTGCGACTGTGAGTCGTGTGTAGGTAGACGTCTCGCGTTCGAGCGTGCTGGTGTACGAGACCCACTATGGGAGGAGGTTGGTAATGCGACGATTGGATGATTGGGAAGTACGGTGGCAGAAGTACCCAGGGGTCGTCCTACCGGAGATTCCTCGCGGTAACGCCGTTGTAGTACTGTCCGGTGGACAGGATACCGCTACGTGCGTGATGTGGGCCAAGAAGTACTTCCGCAAGGTGTACGCCGTCACCTTCAAGTACGGGCAGACGTTGGACATAGAGCTCCGAGCAGCTAAGACAATCTCCCGGATTGCGGAACTGGACGGACACGAGATAATAGACATCTCGGAGGTCAGCCGGTTGCTCTCTCGTACGACGTCTCTCGTTCGGGCAAGCAACTTGGATATCTCGTGGCAAGGTGGTCGAGGAGTGCTCCCCACCACCTTCGTACCCGGTCGGAATCTGTTGTTCCTGGTTCTGGGTGCGATGTACGCGTATAGTGTGGACAGCCACCACCTAGTGATAGGGGTCAACTTTGCGGACTGGGTAGGGTACCCAGACTGTCGACCAGATGTGTTCCCACCGCTAGAAGAATCACTACGTCAGGGTATGGAGTGGGGAGTCAAGATTCACGCACCACTCCTCTACCTTGACAAGGCTCGCATAAACTGGTTGGCAGACGACCTACAAGCGTACCAGATACTCTACCCGTACACCCACACGTGCTACCGTGGTGAGCGTCCACCGTGTGGAAACTGTCCAGCCTGTATCACACGCGAGTGGGGGTTCAAGTTGGCTGGTCTACCTGACCCACTCACGACTATGGGTGACCAGTTGCCGGAACTTGACCCGCTCTAGACTTCATCTTCCCTCTCCTCCGTAGGCGAAACTGCACATAGGGGGTACCGAAAGGTACCCCTACTTTTTTCATACGGGAAAATGTGGGGCGTCCCGGAAAGTTTCGCTGGTTTTGAATTCAAAACGTGGAAGACATACGTTTTCGCAATAGAAAACTATTGGTTTCTACGAAACCGTGGGGAAAATGTGGGGCGTCCCGGAAAGTTTTACGGGTTTTACCACGTACGAACGAGCTCCCAACCGTTTGTGGTGGTGTACGGTTGTCTTCTCTGGTAGAGCCGAACGTTGGTCTGTGTCTGAAGCAGGAGCATATACCTCTCCCTACCACGCTCAAACGTCAGGTCCAACACCTGACCAGATAGGGCGGTCCCACTCGTGTCTCTAGCAGGTTGTGACTGCCAGTTGGCGCCACCATCGTGGGACCACCACTCGGTCACAACGCCCGCATCCGAAGACACCACCACTAGTATCTCTCCGACGTATCCCCTAGCGGCAACCGATGCGTTTCTTGCTGCCACAGTCAACACCTCCGATGGAGCCCCTAACCCCACTACTCGTACCAGTTTGAGTTGGTTTGACCCGGTCTGCGTCCACACATACGACACACCACTCTCCGGTATGGCCCACATAGACCGAACACCACCACCAACCGGGATGGTCACGACTGGTGTGTCGTCTATGTACGCCGTGACGGCAGGTCCACGTCCAACCATCGTCCACCCAAGGTCGTAGTACCACCCAAGACACGCTCCTTCTGTCTCCTCCTCGGGTACCACAAACACCCTATTGTAGGTGTAGGTGTGAAACGGAGACACCCTCGTCAGGTCCACCGGTGACCCAGCGTCCTGGGTATCCACCAGCAACCACTTCGGTGTCCGGATGACGGTATTGTTCCACCTCCGCACGACTTCCGTGCCAGTATACGGTCGTGTGAACTCCCGTACTGCCACGTTCGGGTACGTCGTGTACGCTTGTGGGTCTGGTACGTACGACCGTAGGTGCCGGGTAAGCTCTGTCTCGTTCTGGTCGTCTGTGTACTCCACCTCATACAAGTCTATGGTGCGGTCGTAGTTCCACACGAAACGGCGGTATGGTGCGAAGAGGTACACTATCTCTTCCGTGAGGTCATCCGACCACAAGCTATACTGCGGTAGGCATGAGTTGGGTGGGAACGACGCCCAGTAGTTCCCATAGAGTAGTGCAACGACCTGTGGCGGCATCTGCCACCTATCTGGAGAGGAGATGGGTACACAATACGTGTCTTCCGAGAATGCAGCAACTCCTATAGAGTCGTCTATTATCACCTCTGGTGGACCATAGCCTACCTGCACGTACCATGGGTACGGTTCCAGTGGGTCGAACCTACCCTCGAGTTCGGTGCGGAGGTCCTCCTCGGTGAACCCTTGACCCAACCACACCCGCCTCCGATGTGCACTCGCATCCAAGATAGACATTCTGTAGGCTGGGCCCTTGACCAGTGGTGTGAACAGCAACCCCATAAGTTCGTCGTAGTACGCCGCTTGTCCCCACCGGAAGTACCCACGGTCGTCAACGAGACAGTCTATGTTCGCACACTCGGAAACCTGGTGGTACCGTCTCGTCACTTGGAACTTGAACTTGAGGAAGTTGAACGAAACTGATTGAGTAGTGTTCTGTAGCGTCAACGTGAACCTGATTCGTGACGGTCCTGGAGAACACAATAGGGAGAAGTGACCCACAGTTCCTGGTGTGGACAAGGCGGCAGCGGACCGCGAGTCGGGTGCTATGTCGTTCCCCAGAATGATGTTGGGTACGAGCGAGGCGTTGTAGTCCAAGATACCGGTTCCAGCCCAGAAGGGTTCACCACGTATCGTTTTGTTCAGAGTCTGTGTTCTCAGTGGGCCAGAGTAGACCTCTACCTCTTCACCGCTCAGACTTATGAACTCCACCTTCACGTTCTGTATGGTGGAACCGGAGACTTCGTACTCAACCTGGTCCGCTACCAGGTCGTAGTAGTGAGGTGCTCCAAACGTCGAGGCCAACGCGTACTCCACTACTACCGTCGTAGCGGTTGGGTTGATAGTGTAACCCGTTGACGTATTGGTTGGGATACCACCCACAAAAGAGTACCTATTCCTATCAGTTGCGGTGACACTGTCCGCGACGACCGTTGGTAGTACTCTCGGGTTGTGGAGCCCAGGGAACGAGATTGGCATTCCTGGGTAGTCTGGTGTCGCCTCATCCGGTGTGTAAACGGTCACGTACCCCGCACCGTTCCAATAGTTGGCAGAGTAGTTGAACCAGTTCCCCGTACGGAACGCTACCTCCGAGTCGGCTACCACCTCCGCCTTCAGGTCGGTGAGTGTTCGGAACCGTCTCTCAGATGGAAGCCGGAGGTGGTATGCATATTGCATTCGGAGTGGGTACCAGTATCGGTCGTTGAGGACCTTCTGTGGTGGTGCTCCCCACTTCCAGTGGTTGTCGTCCTCATCTGGTGGGAAGTAGACGACCCAGTTCCAGAACGAGTACGTGTTGTGGATGAGGGAGAACACGTCACCCAGTTGGCTTTCATCCACCCACGCCCACTCGTGTATAAGTGGGTAGAGGTGGGAGAAGATGGGAGCGTTCGGGTCGTATCCGTTGACGAAGTCCCTTATGTTCAACAAGTTAGCCGATGTGTCGTCGTACCCGTACCAGCACCACGCCGACCGAGCTTCCAAGGGACTGGGTGAGTTGTAGAGGTCAACCCAGTATGGGCACAACAGGTCGTAATTGAGGGGTTCCTCAATCTGTGTCGTGTCTTCTTCCAGATACTCTAGAATCAGCGGCAGTTTGAGATGTTTGGGTTCCCTAGTGATTGTGGTACCACCAAGGAACTCCGATTCTCGTATCTTGAAGAAGGTAGGTGGGTACGTCCCACGTAGGACCAAGATTCTCGTGTTGTCGTTCCATATCCTTCGGAACCGTCTCCTTCGGTTGGGTAGGACGTTGAGAACTGCATCCGCACGATAGAACTGGATGGGTGTACCTATCACCGTCCTCACGCGCGAGGTGATAGAGTTGCTATCCGTGTTCGCCGATGTTATGTCCGGGTACAACTCGTACCCGTCTGGGAACCGGTACTCCAATACGGTTGGAAGTGCCTTCCAAACGTCCTCTCCAGGCATCTTATACGAGTACCCACCGGAGACCGTGGACTCCGCATAGACTTCTCCCTCACACGCCTCCTTCTCTATAGTATTTGTGTGGCTCCGTAGGACCATCCCGTTACCTATGAACGGCATCGTTGCTGGGTTATGGCAATTCTTCTCCAGAAACACAACCCCCTCGTAGGATAGGTCGTCATCCAAGTCCGCACTTTGGTCGTTGGACCGTACTCGCAACGTCCACCCATCCGCTAGGACCGCCATAGACCAGACTGGAATCCAACCGTATCCCCATACGAACACTTCCGTTGGTCGGATGTAGAACCTCGGCCTGACCAAGATGAACTCAAACTCCCAGTGTCGAGGTACCCTATCCTCTCTCGGTGGTTGGGGTCCAGACGCGAACGACCGTGCGTAGAGAACGTTCCCGAACAACCGAATGCGGATTTGGTATGAGAACGTCGCGTACACTGGGTCTGGGTGAAAGTACGTCGCGTCTAGCTCCGCCTCCAGACCGAACCGTGTACCCCTATCTCCGAGGGCAGGTAGGCTTGACGTCTTCCACAGCGCCTGCGTCCACGAACCCACACCACCACCGAGTGGTGGACAGTCGTAGTACTGTGGAGACGCCTCATACCGTCCCCACACCCTTATGGCATCGTACTCTGCATAGAGACCTGAGTACATAGTCTACCCCACTACCACTATATCGGACCCAACGAGTCACCATCACCTAGACCTGTTCCCGGACCACCTGGACTTGTTCCACCACTGCTGCCAGCGGTAAGTGGTGCGACATCCAACACATACCCATTCGGTCGCGGATGTGTCACGCGTACTGGTACCCGAATGGGGTCAGGTAGCTGTACCCACCAATCGGTACCAACGAACATAGTGGACCGCCAATTCGGTCCACCCAACCGACGGTCAACCACGCGCTCTAGTGCGTCCCGAATGGTTCTCATATTTGCGTCACCTCCTGCCAAAGCGAATCTAGTAACACGTTCACCGACCGTTCATTCGGTCGTATGGTGACCTCCACCTCTCGGACGTAGAGCTCCGGCCACTGCGTTTGGTCGAAGTACCTATTCGTATCCACAAACGGTGGCCGATAGTACAGTACCACCCTGTCGTCTACCCTTGGGATATTCGTCTGGAACGTCCAGACCAGCTGTGCTTCCACCACTCGTCTTGGTACACCCACCACATTAGCCACACGTTTGGCCAACCGTTCAGCAATCTCCTCATCTGGGAACTCCGGCGTTAGGAAGACCACCGTCTTGTACCGACCCAGATACCCAACGTAGGTGGGGTCCAATAGGGCGCGAGAGTTGATTGTACAGAACGTATCCTTGGTAGGTACCCCCTCCTGTGGTTCCGTGAGGGACGCAACCAGAAAGTGGGTACCCTCTGGTGGTTCTGGACGAACGACGATTCTCTTGATTGCGTACCACCAATCCGGTTTGGTGGGGTCCGTGGTGAGCGAGAACCGCCATAGGTCCCCAGGTTGTCTCTGTCTCAGCTCCCACCCAAGTAGTGGGGAGTAGTCCAACGCGAACTCTCTACCCTGTGGGTCAGCCGCGTGGAGGAACCGGAGCAGCAGTTGTATAATGTCCGCCGCGGTAGAACCAGCACGTGGTCCATACCGCCACTGTACGTTGTCTGGCCTGGGTGGGAACTTCACGGTTGTCGCAATCGGTGCTGCACTAGACAACCCAGAGAACCCACTGTATCTGAGGATGTAGTCGACCGCTTCCGCAACCGTCCTACCATCAAATGCGGTCTCCGACAGGAAGAAGTGCTCGGACAACCGGTGCCAGCGGTCTCGGAACCTTGCACGGACACGGTGGAACCGAGCACCCTCGCCCGGCTCGAACGTCACGTCAAAATAGAACCCGGTAGTGACCTCCGTCCAGAGTGGACCACCCGTGGACCGCTCCACTCGCAACGTCCCATCGCCACGTACCAACCGAGCTAACACGGCCGGCGTGCGAACGATTGCAGAAAACTCGCCACTAATACCCCCAACCCGACTGATACGCATCGTCAACTCTGTCAGCACGTCCTTGTTCGTGGTTGAGGTCATATCCGCAAGAAGGACTGGTGTGGTTCCCCTAGCGTGTGGCACCTGTGGGAACGATACCAAGTACCCCGTCACCACTGGTGTCCACCGCGTGTCTGGTGTCGTCAGATGTAGCCGTGTCCGGCCAACCCGATGGTCTGGTACGGTGTACGCGTTCACGCCAGAGACGTCCCATAAGGTCGCTCCAACGGACTGGTCCGGGTACATCGCACGCCAGTACGGGAGAGCACTCGGACTGACGGACGGTTGGTAGTAGGGGTCCCACGGTGCATCTGTGTAGTGACCAGATGTGGACACATACCGAATGCGATGAACACCAACCACATCCGCTACCGGTGCTGGGTCCACATCACGGAACCCTATCCGTACTGGGTTGGGGTCTGTGACCTTGTACCACCCACCCATGTCCTCCGCTGGTACCCACACTGTAGCACCGGGACTGGTTTGTGTGGATAGGTGTTCGTGTTGTCTCCGCTGATTGGGACCGATACCGAGTAGGTAGACCGTGACCCCTACACCCGCCAACGGTCGCACCACTATGACCCAACTAGAACTGGATGCGGGTGGTGTAGGTAGGTTCTGCTCCGACAAGACCCTCCACTGGTCGGACTCAAGCTGGAAGAACACGAACTTCCCCTTCCGGTTGAGCGTGAAACAGTACGAGCCACCGAACCCAATCGCAATCTCACCACGTCCAACACCCACGTCATCCGCACTCGTGAACCAATAGACCGCAAAACCTTCGTTCGTCTCGAGAGATGGAGTACGGACCTCCCACACGAAACCTGGTGGTGGTGGCAACGTGTCCGATAACGTCCGTCTGGACAGCGGTTCGTTCACCACACGCCCTACAACGGGTAGGTCGTAGTGCGTTCGTACACCCCTCAGGTACCCCGAAGGTATGACGTAGAGGTCTGCCGGTATCCAGTAGGTTGGGTCCAACCACCGAGATGGGTCTCCAATCGTGGACGCCAGAGTTATGGCCTTGGAGACTGGGTCCCTCTCCGTGTTCGTGTAGGGACCGACGGACCCCACCGGTTGCTCTTGGAAGTCCTGACACGCCACCGCCTTCGCATATCCCGGCTCCTTGTTGAGGGAGACGGATACATCTATCCATATCCGGTACCGCAGTGGTGGTTCCACCTTCTTACCGAACCTACTCATATCCTACCCGCCAGACCCAGAATGGTTGCAACAGCGTTCTCGAACTCCACTCGACTTAGGATTGCCCGCGCTCTGGGACCACCACCGAACACGAGGAGGTCACGAATCTCCCCGAGTGCGGCCGCTGTCTGTCGCGTGTTGACTTCTATCTCTTCCAACGTTTGACGTTGACCACCAAACGAGGTGAACGCAGAAATCAACCCGACAATCAACCCAACGATACCACCTATCACCGTTCCCTTACCGGGTACGATAGACCCAACACCCACACCAGCCAGAGTCCACCCAACGATACTACCGAGTGCCTCTTGCACCTCCTGTGGTAGGAATGGGAGAGCAAGACCACCAACCATACCCGCACCGAACAGGAACCGGTTGAACCTGGACATACCGGGTGGAGCTACGCCGGTACCACTCAGCTGCATAGACACCCGATACATATTCGCCGCTACGGACTGTACAGCAGCAACCAACGTACGTAGTGCAGCAATCAACAGACTGAACCCACCCACTAGTGTACCAAGTAGCAGACCGAAACCTAACCCACCACGAGTCATCCGGTTCAGGCCCTCAACGAACTCACTAATCACAACGAGCCCCTTCAGGAACCCCCTAACGAGTTGGTTCACCACCTCACCGACTGGTTCCATAGCAATCCGTAGCGAGTCAAACGCCGTCTCCAACAACCCAATCGTTGTACGCAACCCCAACATCTGTGCGGTACCACCAAATAAGCGTTGGAGACCACGAGAAAGTATCGCCTCCGCCTCCGCACCGGTGAACCGCTTCAGGAACTCCACCGCCTCCTCTGGTGTCTGGAACTGGGTACCCATAGCGGCGTTCACAAGCCGGTCTATCGCGAGACCCAACTGAGCGAGTTGCCGTACGTCCTGCATCTCCACACCCTGTCGTGTGGCGCGTATCTGACCCATCACGTACGCCAACCGTTCAATACCCTCCGTACCAGCACCGAGTGCGGTAGCAGCATCCACGAACGCCTGAACTCGACTGGGGAGCTCCTCTGCTCCGAAACCGTAGGCGGTCAGTCGGCGCATCGCCTGTACGACCTGGGCGGTCTCCACAGGGGTCACCCTCGCGAACTCGACCGCCCACCGCAACATCTCCTCCGCACGGTCCCTACCAAGCAGAGACTGCAACGCAACGCGCTCCATCTCGAGTTGAGCGGCGAACCGACCACCGGATAGTCTCCACAACCCCATACCAAAGGCACCAGCGATACCGATGGTGCTACCAACGGCAGCATAGCTAGCGAGCAACCGACCGAACCCGAACCTCTCTAGTACGTTCTGCGTCACATCCGCGACCTCTTGCGGAGATGGTGGAGGCGGTGTGGCTGCTGGTCTAGCTGGTGGTGGTGCACTCGGTGGTGGTGGAGCGAGTCTGGCTCGTGTGGGTGGTACGAACAGACCACTCTCCGTCTGAACCCAACCGTGTGGTACACTTGGTCTCGTCACACCACCTGGACCTTGTACCCAACCTGGTGGCGCCCACGGTACGAACAGGCCACCTGGTCTCTGTGCCCATCCAGCTGGACGACCAGGTATGAACAGACCACCGACCGTCTGTTGACCACCGACGGTACGCCCCAGACTCTGGAGTGCGTTCTGTATCCGACCGATGGCAGCAGCAACTCGTTCCGCACCGGTTGCGTTGAACTCAAACCCAAACCGTTCCCACGCCATAGTCAGTCACTCAGTACTCCAGGTCCTCCACTGGTGGGAGTGCTTTCGCTTTCGTCTCCAACTCCCACTCGGCGTACGCGGCAAGGTTCACGAACTCCCGCAACGTCATCGTCTGGCACTCACTCGGCAGCCGGTGTAGGTACCGAACACACACGAACAACATCACCTGCTCGATGGTCAGGTCCCCGGATTCCCACCGTCTTTTCCCTCAGCCACCGTCTGTTGGAACTGGAAAAGCTCGGGTACTCGGGTGGACCACTCCGCAAGGATGTAGGACAACACCCGAGTACCCTCAGGCGAGGTGGCCAGGGACAGGAACAAGTCTGGTGGTGCGACATCCAACGGTGGTACCGCGTCTATAACACACCGAGACAACACGTTGAGTATACCCAGCAAGTTGTACGGGACACCTTCCACTGGAGACTGCTGTGCATCCAGATAGGCATCCCACACAATCGCAAGAGAGGGTGGAACGAACGCCAACTTGTACTCCTCCCCAACAACCGGAGTCAAGTCGACCCAGAACCGTTCCGCATCCTTCGTAGACTCACTAAATCGTGTCCAACTCATACACTAGCCTCCTAGACGTACGTGTCGCACTCAATAGTACACCGCTCGATGGTGACCTGGTTCACGCCAATCTCCACGTCAATACTAGACACAACCCCAGTGAAGTCATACGTCTGTCCAGTACCAGTAAACCGAATGGTACCGTTCACCTTAGACCCAGTGAGGAAGACGTCACTTCCACTAACTTGTGCTACGAAGTACAGGTCCTTGATGACGAGCTTCTCTATCACTAGGGTCGTACCAACGGTACCTGGTTCCACAACCCTACGAAGGTCACCAATCGCCGTCGCATCAATCGGTGGACCCGAGTCGGTCAACCGGATGGACCTAGCGATACCAGAGATTACTTGGTTGGTACCATCCGCAACCGCACCACGATTCGTACCATCTGGGTGGTACACCCAGTTCGTACCAGACCGGTACCGGAGTGTCACCCGACAGTTCCTACCAATCTCACGCGGTCTCGTCAACGACATACCGTCACCTCCTACTACCGAATGGTTAGCACCTCATCAACCCGACTCATCTCCGTCAGTGGCAGACCGAGTGCGTCTACCAAATCAAACTTGAACTGTATACCTAGCGTATTCGCCACCTCTCCTGGGAGTGCCTGTTTTGCTATCCACTGCTGGACCCAGCCCTCCACAATCTTGCGCAACTCTTGCACATCCGATGGACCCAACTCCAGGAACGGTCTCGGTGGTACGACCAACGCGGTCTTCCCACGCCGCAAACCCCAAGACGTGTCCCCGGTTGCCAAATGGTACGCCTTCTTCAAGAGTCCTCGCTGTCTCCGAGTGAGCGGTATCATCGCACCAAACTCGTGAATGGGTGCGTACAGTACCCTCGTCCCAACCCGTACCGAAACGTTCCCACCACCCAAAACACCAAGCTCACGGATGCCCTCTGAGTGAGCCGGTTGGGTCAAGGACGCCATCAACCTCCCACGGTCTCGAAGTAGCGGACCAACACGCGACAACACTCCTCCCCTATCGGAGACACGCGGTACCCGCAACCTCAACCGCACAGTACTATCGGCAGCGTGACTCACCACAATCCTTGACCCATACCTTCTACTACTCCGCCTACGAACCAACCGCACCCTCCAGTCGGTGACCTCCAGTGGGAGCTCCGGAAGCTGTTGCCTCCGCCTTGCTGCATTCACTCGACGTATCCCACGGATGGCGGTGAGCCCCACCGCAAGCGCACCAGAGATACCACTCCTCGGCGCCCACGGGCCTCTCGGACCAGCCTGACGAGTGAACCGGTCCCGAAACATTCGGAATGCGAACTCCATCACAGACCGACCGAGTTGACCGAGCGCCCTCGACCGTACGTCTGGTGGCAGCCGGTCTTGCCCCACAATACCACCAGTCGCACGAATCCGTACGTCCCACGCCAGTCTCGGTCCTTGACTACTCACACCCACACCTCCGGCCGATAGACGTGAAGCGTCACCACCAACCCTACTACTTGAGACTCCGTCCGGATGGAGAACGGCATTACACTCACAACCTCAGACCGAAGGTCGTCAACCTCCTCGTACAGACGCAACACCCGACTCAGACCGCGCATCTGGTACCCCAGAAAGTCCAAGGTGGCCTGTGTCGTTGGTAGCGGCCAGAGTGCTTGAATGGTGACCTCATCTCGCCACATCGGAGCACTCGTCCCAGACTGGTCGGTTGCTTGGGTGGAGACGAGAGTCACCGCAACGAGCGGCAAGTCGTCCTCGCTCCACTCCACCTCAACCACACCGAACAGAATGGTGGCGGGAGCCCACGCACTTCGGACCACATCAACCAACCAGCCCCAAACGCGACTCCAGTTCCAGGTCACGACTGCAGTTCCTCCTCCTCCAACCAGATAGCCGTATGGTCAAGGAACCACCCAACCTCCACGGGTGAGGGCTTAGCGACAACCCGAAAGACTCGTCCAAGCCCGCGAACTACGGTACCCACCTTGAACTTGTCTTTGTCCTGCGGGTCGACGTACATCCTCCACGTGTTCAACGGTACGGACACACCACCAGGCGACACCAACTCCACCGTAGAGGTCCCCACCATCGGTACCAACAAACACTGCACCTGCACTGGCGAACCGTAGTCGAGCCGGTATTCCCCACCCACGTCGGAATCCCTCGGTTCAAACACCTGCACACGATGTGGTTTGAACGGTACCACTACATCAACCTCCACGCTCGGTACTTCCGTATCAACGCACTCCAATCTTGGTGTGCGTGGGCCACCCAACTCAGCTGGTCACTCAACCCACGACCGAACGAGACGGACAACAGGTCCTCCTTCAGACTGGACGGGGTAGCCACCGCCAACGCCCACGACGGTTGCGCAACGACCAACGCAGCCCACATCGCCAACAAGGTCTCACGAAGCTCCACCGGTACGTCGCGCGCGTCAAACAGACCGAACGCCGCCCTGACCTCATACCACCCAGGTGAACCGTTCACAACTCGTACTCTCGTAAACGCGGGTATACCGTGGGGATACCAAATCAGGTCTGGGTCACCCATCATCCACTCTTGCTCAACTTGGCCGAACTGGCTAGACAACTTACGAACGATGGCAAGCAGGTCACTAGGTCGGACTCCAGGAGCCGGAATCACAACCGGTCGCGTCTCAACCAGATGTACAACGAATGAATACGCACCCTCGGAGATGAGCGGCTTCCACCCAGTTTGCACCTCGAGCAAACCGAGTAGTGCATCCCGCAACCGGAGAAGTTGTGCGTAGGTCCAACTGCTCACCGCACCGCCGACACCTCTGGAGTTCAGATACTCAAGTAGGTCCTCTGACGTCGGCAGCATTTCTCATCACCCCACGAGCATCGGTATACCGAACATCCCAGACAACGTAGGCCCTATGTCCAACCCACTCGGTGTACCACTAGTGGCCCACTCGTTCACGACCTCTACTGGTAGGTCCAACTCAATCTCCGCCAGCGAATCCCCAACGAGCACCCGCACGCGATGACGCGTTGGTGAGACGGGCACGTGTTTCACAACAACGACCGGGACCATAACCTGCATACCGACAAGACTCTCTGGCATAGCCGGTTCACCTCCACCAAGCGCGTTCTCCGATTGCGGATGCACCCCAGACTCAATCTCGGTCGTCTGTCTGGACTTTGGCACGACTACCGCCTCCTCTAGGTCTCTCTAGTTCACGGACACGTTCACGCAACTCGTAGACGTGCTCGGTCAGACGAGACACCTTGTCCGTCAGCGAAGACAACTGCGTGTTCAGTTGACCGACCTGCATAGCCAACCACAACACGAGCACCAAAGTGCTACCGTGGGCGGTACCCTTGACGGCCTCCCACCACGGTGGAGGTGGACTGCCACCATTACCACCATTCGGTCTGACTTGCGCCACAGTCCACCTCCATTAGCCACTAGGTGTATACACCCAACGACCACCACGAGCATTCCAACCTTGCTCGCGCTCCGTGGAAAGGATTATCCCGGTCACAGTCACTGGTGCGGTCGTACCACCACTCCGGATGAGCACCGTCCGGTACTGCCTCGGAGCTCCCGCAAGTGGCCCTGGACCAAACAGGCCCGGTATGAACTCGACAGCCATCGTAGACATCGCACCACTCGAGGTGTCTTCCAACTCACGAGCGCCAGTATCCAGAATGGTCTCCCACGAGGTGTTCTCGTTGTTGCGTCGTTGGAGTTGTACTCGGTAGTTCGTACCACCAGCTCCAGCACCATTCACGAACTGGAAGAGAATGAGCACCGGTTGCTCCGCTGCACTCCCAGCGAAAGCCAACGTCTCCGAGTTGATGGTGGCATCCGCGTTCTGACTCACCAAACGACTGCTGCCGTCTACACGGAACGACCGAAAGTTCAGTCGACCTCCAACTGTTGCAGTCATCGTTCATCAACCTCCTCATTACGGAGTATTTGCAGTACCAATCACGAGCTTCCACGGCTCAATCACATCTCCACCAACCCTAGCACGGAAGAGCACCACCTGTAGGTTCTGTTCTGCATACAGTTCGCGTAGCACCTGCACGGAGAAACTCACGCGTTCCACCAACAGGTACCCATGTGGGTCTCCGAACACTATGAAGTGGGTGGGTGAGGTAGGAAGGAATCGTGTGAACGAGACATCGTACCCCAACAAGCTCTGTGCGTAGAGTGGTCCCTGCAGCCCCAAGTTTGCATCCCCGATTATGTATCGGCCGTCCGAATCTTTCAGCTGTCGTACCACCCTACCAGTGGTGACAAAGTTCATCCACCAAGCCGTACGCTCGTTGTGGTACTGTGCTGGCAAGGCGTACGCGTGCGCAATCAAGTTGTCAGCGTTCAACGCACCACCCGTGTAGCTGAACGTGGGGATACCGGGTGAGTTAGTGATACCACGTGGTTGACCACTACCGTGACCAACGGCAATCACCCGCTCCAACTCCAACTGGTACGCAGTAGCCAACTGGTCCTGGACCCAACCAACGACATCTACTACGGCGTCCTCAATCAAGTTGTTTGTAACTGGTACGGACACCAACATCGTGTGGGTAGGAATCCGGATGGCACCGAACGACCCAGCGAGAGACAGTGTCGCCTCACCCGAGCCTGGTACCTCGCTCTGCCACCGTACCCTTGCGCTACTTGGGAAGATGTCGTCACCAGTGGTAACTCTTGGGAACACCACCTCGTTCGCACCAATCGTCAGCCGGCGAACCCTTCCTAGGTAGGACGTCGGCATCGGCCTCCGCTGAAGGACCTCCCTAGCGAACTCTGGTGGCACCAAGAACCCACCGTCTGGGTCAGCACCAACCGATAGCGTTCGTTGTTCCAACTCGGACAGCCCCAAGTACCCGTTCCGCAGGTAGTGGTGGAACGCTCGTTTGTACTCCTCCGTTCCAACCGCCTTCCACTGCTCGGGTGTGGGGTCCCACTCACCGTTCTCACCAACGAACCTACTGCCAACGACTCGGCTCAGCAACTGAAGTGTTGCCTCACGAGTCCGGTCAGCTCTCCGGTCACGTTCCACCGCACGAACCGCCTCCTCATACGCACGGGCGAGCTCCTCCATCTGGACGTCCTCTCCGGACTCCATCCGATCCAGGAGCGTAGCCAGCTCATCGAGCGCCTGAGACACGTTTCATCACCTCCAACAAAGTTTTGTGTGCCAACCGCCACCGCATCCGCCACATCTCCGATTCTGGTGACGTGTGAGATGCAACATCCGGGACGTGTACGTGCAACCCGTTCTTCACCCAGGCCTTTGGGTTGGCGGGTATGGTAACAAGAGACACCTCCAACACCTGAACCCGAGTGAATATCCTACTCCACGGGCGAATCCGTTTGCGGTCCCGCTCGGACAACTGAATCCCCAGGTCGGAGAGGGTCCTATCGTTCAACTCGACGGTCTCAATCGGAACGAACCCCACACTCAACCCGGTAACCAACCCCTTCCGAAGGAGTGGTACCACCTCACTAGAGTACGGCGTATCCATCACACCACCCTCAACCCACAACCCAACATCGGTCGACCGAGCAACCTCAATCCGCCCGAGCGGTTTGTCTGGGTCGTGTTGGTACAACAGAACGCCGTGCTCCTGTAGGTACTGCAAACCCTCCTGGTCAATCGCACCGGGAGTCAGGATACTGGAATACCAGTCCAACACCCCATAGACGGACGCATACCCACGAACACGCACGCCATCCGAGTCTATGGAGTGCGCCAACGTGAACCACTCCGGACCAGACCCCGACACTAGACGTACGGTCCCAGACATCGGTTCCATAGTTATATTATAATGGATGCGTTATGTGAAAATCAAGGGACCACCCGGAAATCCACGGAAATCCACCGGAAATCCACGGGAAATCCACCGGAAGTTCGTCACCCAGTCTTCTTCTTCACCGGGAACACCTGTCCGATACCCCGGACAATCGCCTGGCAATACTTGACGCGTTGCTCCCGGTCCAACCACTTCTCCACCCACTCAACCGCCTGTACGAACTCGCACTCCACCAAGACACTCGGATGCCCAGTCCGCAAGATACCCAACGTCCGACCATACGCCTTGTCACGCCTTGCACCACGCGTCGGATACCCCAACTTACCCATCTCGGTCACAATCGCCTTCGCCAACACTTCATCCGCCAGCCGATGGTACCACACCTCAAACCCGTTCGCCTTACCGATTGCGGAGTTGAAGTGAACGCTCACCACCAACCCAGGAGACTCCACCACCAAGCTCCGCAACCACGAGCATCGTCGGGCGAGAGACATCGGTGTCTCGAACTTCGGTCGCACCAACTTCACCGTGTACCCAGCCTTACGTGCCGCACTTCCCAAGGTCGACGCGACGGTCCACGCTAGCTTCGCCTCTTCCCAACCACGTTCCTTATTGACCGCACCTGGGTCGTAGTGGGTGTCCTCGTTTATGATACTGAACCCATGCCCCGCATCCAGATAGATAGTCATACTATCACCTCCAAACCGTCACTCCTCACCCAACAACTTCCGCACAATCGGGCGCACATCCTCCGGTGTCAACACACCACTCTTCACCAAATCGGACAACACAGACAACCGTCTATCCACATCTCCCTGCAGCACACGCACCTTACTCAAATCAAACACCAACCTACCCGGTTCCAACTCCTCACGATAGACGTGGTTGAGCGTCCCCACAATCAGTCGCTGCAGTGGCACCACAGTCATCTCGTACGCACTCTCCCTCGCCTCGGAGTAGTTGGAGAACGTCTTGTTCTCGCTCGGCAACCCAATCACGATGGGGTCCAAACCGAGTGCGGAACAGATACGTGCCGCTGGAACCGACCGCACCTTATCCAACACCAACTGCTCCGGACTGAACCCCACCTGCTTCACGTCCACGGGAATCTCTGGAATCAACGGTGACCCCCTACGTTCACCAGAGAACCGCTGCCGCACACGTTCCTCCAACTGGCTTGCCTCATCTGGCGTGATAGAATATTGGTCGTCTCTGGGGACAATCACAATCGTGGGGACACCAAAGTTCTTCAGCAATACGGCGGAATAGGTTGCCGCCTCGTTCTCAGTGGCAATCTCCCGTAGGACACCTTGGAGTGGACTGTACCCCAACCACGGGTTACGCGGATTCAACCCGTACCGGAAGTGCACCACCATCTCCGGTGGTAGCGTCATCGTCTGCCCGTTCCCCACGCGGATGGCGTACTCCAACCTCCCTTGGTCCACACGCACCTCCAAACCGACGTGTGGCAGGTAGTACCACTCCGTACCCGTATCCAACCAGTACGCGTTACCGTCCACCAACAGCGACAACGCGGTACCCACCACCAGCGAATCCCACCCATACAACTCGTTCGGGCGCTCGAAACGCTGCAGTATCGGGTGGTCCTCCCACTCTTCCCCAACCTGGTACCGGATGGGTGCCTCAAGCATAGACCTAGCAACCCAATAGACCCCACTACCGACAACACCACACGTCCACGGGTCACCAACCCACTGCGTCCAATCGGTGCCACCCCTTGGGAACACAACCTGCCACCGACTGTGCTGGGGTGGTGGATACACTTGCGTAGCGACATTCCTTCTCAGCAACTGACTCAACCACCTGCGTACGACTGCTACCATATCGTCCACCTCCGCTTCTTACCACACCACAACACCATCTGGGTGAACGCATCCACGTGGTCATCCCTCACACCGTTCGGCCACTGACCCAACTCCATCTGAACCTTACTGACACCACTGGACGCCTGGGTATACCACAGACTACCGTCTGTCACGTACATACGTGCTGCAGCAACCCGAGCTGCCTTGCTACCCCTAGGCTTCACCCGGCGTATCACACGTCCACTCAACCGTTTCTCTAACTCGTGTACCAACGGCCTACCATCCGCCTCAAACTCCACCAACACCTCAGACACATCCCACATTCGCAGGACGTCCTGAACGACCTCCACCAACTCCCCGAACCCAACACCACCACTCCACGCGGACCGCAACAACCATCGTGGTGCACCATCCACCTCACCAATACTCCACACCTGAACCGCACTATGGGACCTATCTCTCCCCCTACCACTCCCACCTGGATCCACGGACAGCACCGTCTGCTTCCACACGTCACTATCCCACCACTCCATCCCTACCTCCTGCCACAACGACAGGGGCAACGCAACCACATCCCCACGCTCCATAGAACTGATGGGACTCTGCTGATACAACGCCCACCACCAGTGGGGCTCCATCACCTGCCTCCTCGTCTCCAACCACTCCCGACTGAACCGCTCCGGCCACAACGCCTCACCCACCTGCCTACCCAACGGGTCACCCTCCATAGCCAGCGCGCTCAACCGTACCTCCACCCACCTACCCGGATCCACGGACAACAACATCCCCACCAGGTCCTCCACGTGCCACCTAGTCATAACGACCAAGCACTTACCACCTGGCTCCAAACGCGTCATCGCAACCGACTGAAACCAATCCCACACCCTCCTCCGGTAGGTGGGAGACAACGCCTCCTCCACATTCTTGATGGGGTCGTCCACCACTAGCAGGTCAAACCCACGCCCAGTCAACGCACCACCCACACCCACGGCGTAGAACCACCCACCACCACCTGTCCGCCACATCTCCGCACTCCGAGCGCGTGGGTCCACACTCATCCCCAACGACTCCCACCGCTCCAACGCTCTCGCACCCAACTCCCTCGCGTAGTCCGCATTATAGGTCGCCACACACACCCTACCGCGTGGATTGGTAGCCAGATACCACAACGGTACCCACAGGGTGCAGAACTCCGTCTTGCCGTGCCTCGGTGGCATACTCACAACCACACCCACTCGGTCCTCTCGGTGGAGGACGTCCCATATGACCTGGCTGAGGTACACTAGATGCCGTACTGGCAGCCACTCACCACCGCTCCGCAAGTACGCCCACCCAGCGGGAATGCGCTCCAACACCTCCACTGGTACCCTGTCGGTGAGTGCTGCGTGCGTCGTCTGCTCCATCATCGGTCTACCACCTCCTCCACTACCACATCTAGGAGACTGGTGTCCACATCGTCAGCCTCGGCAGCAGACGGCAACGCATCCGACGGAGTTGGCACCTGCCGAGTGAGGAGGAAGTGGTGCAACGCGTCCACCAACTCTCGAGACAACTGGTGTGAGGGGTGGTCGATGCGGTCCATCGCTGAACCGACGGTGCTATGCTTACCCCACGCCTCTGGGACACGTCGCTCCAGGAACCACCTAGCCACATCTGGGTCGTCCTCGGCGATACGTCTGGTGACGACTCTGGCCGCACGAATGGCCCACACCGCCTCACACTCCCGGATGCGTGATTCCCAATAGGGAGTGAGGTGGCGTCTAAGGTCGTGGAGGTCCCAACCGACCGCCTTGCACGCAGTACGACGGTCCACACCCTCGGAGAGGAGGGTGCATATGAGTGCCAACCGGTCGTCTACCGTCATCGTATACGAGCCTCCGAAGATATTATATTGGATGCCCCTAGGGGAAATCAAGGGGTCTCTAGGGATTCCTAGGGGATTCCGTGGGAATCTTGGTGGGATTCCCGAGGATTCCTAGCTGAACTGGTTGGGGAGTGGGAGTCCCGGGTATTGACTACGATTATGCGCCCGCATTCCAAACATTCTGCTACCCGGGGCAATTTTTTGGCCATATATAATTATTAGCAATAAAATTGCAATTGCAAAAATTGCAATTGCGAAATTGGAATTGGGAAAATTGCAATTGCAAAAATTGCAATTGCGAATACCGATAGGAGGTG